GGGGTTGAAGATGCCTTCCGCTCTGGCTTCCGTGGCATGGAGGACGCCCTGGTGCATATGGTCACCACGGGCAAGGTCAATTTTTCCAGCCTGGCCAACTCTATCATAGCGGACATGATCCGCATCTCCGCCCGCCAGGCCATCACCGGGCCCCTTGCTTCGGCCATGGGAAGCTTTATGGGCAACATGTTCAGCGGCAGCACATCGGTGGCCAACGTCGGGTCAGCACCCATGGCCACCTCCACCAGTATCGCCCCCATGACCATGGCGCCTGTCATGCACCAGGGCGGGGTGGTGGGCGGTAGCATAGGGGTTACACGGTCGGTGCCTTCGGGCTTGTTTGATGGTGCCCCCCGTTTCCACACTGGCTTGGGGCCCCGCGAGTTCCCGGCGATTCTGGAAGAGGATGAGATTGTGATACCGGCGGCCAGGGCCAGGCAGGCGGGGACAAGACGCAGCGGGGGTGGCACGAACGTGACGGTGAATATCATAAGCCATGGGGCCCAAGCCCCCACGCGGCAGGAGCAGCGAACCAGCGCCGATGGATCCACCATCGACGTTGACCTTTTCTATGACGACATCGAAGACCGCCTGGGCGCCCGCGTGGCCCAGGGAGAGGGAGCCATTGCCGACGCCATGGTCTCCCGATTTGGGGCAGACCCTGTGTATGGAGCCAATTAATGGACGACATGACCGAAGCAATCAAAGAGGCGTATGCCTCCTCACCCGTGGGGGTGGCGATCCTGGCCACCATGGAGCTGACCCACCCCGCGTGGGATGAGCCGGTGCGGGTGGTCTACGATCACCAGGACCTGGTGGCGCCGGTTGTGGTGGGCGGGCCTGACGTGACGTTTAAGCGCTGCTCCTTCGGTCTGACGCCGCCCAAGCAGGGCAAGGACATGCCGCAGTTGAGCATCTGGGTGGACAACGTGAGCCGTGAGATCGGGCAGGCCATGCAGGCAGCGAGGGGCACGCGGGCCGTGGTGAAGCTGACCTTCCGGGAATACCTCTCCGACAACACCGCCGCCGGGCCTCAGTACACTCTCTCCGGCCTGGCCATGAAGAAGGTGACCATCACCGCGCACCGGGTGATCGGCACCTGTGGATTTCTTGACTTTTTATCCAAGAAGGTGCCGCGATTGAAGTTTACGCGGGCCGAATATCCAGGACTTGTTCGATGACGCACTGGGCAAATACATACATCGGGGCGCCGTGGGTGGAAGGGGCCGAAGGGCCCGACGCCTACGACTGCTACGGCCTACTGCGGACGGTGATGCAGACGCATTACGGCATCGAGATGCCCGTGGTGGAGCTGGACCGGGGCAACGTGCTGGCGGTGGTTCGGGCCATCAGGAGGCACGAAGAGAACGCCAACTGGGAGCCCTTGGCGAAACCTGAAGACGGGTGCCTGGTCAAGATGTTCCGCGCCGGTGACCCGGACCATGTGGGAATCTGGATCGATGCGGACGGAGGCGGGGTGCTGCACTGCAACCAGGTGGATGGCGTTGCCTTTCACGGTGCCATTGACCTGCCCATGCTGGGGTGGCGCAACATTCAATACTACCGGAGGCGCACATGATCGAGGCCGTCCACACATACGCCCCCATCACCGGCGAGGTGATGCGGCGGGATGAGATCGCCGCACCGGCCACCATCCACAGCTATCTGGCAGATCATGAAATTCAATTTTTCGGGCCGGTGCTGGCCCTGCGGGTGTTTCAAGACGCTGACCCAGCACCCATCATGCGGGCCAGGTGGGATGACCCCATCAGCGATGGGGAACGCCTCTGCTTTGTGCATCTGCCTCAGGGGGGCGGGGGAGGCGGGAGCAATCCGGGTCAGTTGATTGCCACCATTGCCTTGGTGACCATGGCTGTTGCCGCTCCACATATGGCCCCCGCCGCATGGGGGCTCGCCACCGCCTCCGGAACTACCTTTGCCGGTGCCATGGTTACCACCGGTATAATGGCTCTGGGCAGCGCGCTGCTGCAACCGCTCTTTGCTCAGTCCCTGGGCCGTGACTCCGAGACTTCAAGCGGATCGGGCAACCAGATGCACTCCATCGCTACGGGTGGATCCATCCCGGCCATTGATTCCATCGTGCCAGTGCCCTTCGGTAAAAACACGTGGCACCCGCCCAGGGCCAGCCACGACTGGGTGGAGTTCGTGGAGGACCATCCGCAAAAACCGGCGGATCAGTATGCCAATGTGTTGCTGGTACTGGGGCCGGGAACCTACGACCTTCACAAGGTGGAGATCGGCGGGACAAATATAGCGAACCTGGAGGGGGTGACCAGCCAACTGGTGCCGCCCGGGGGCACGATCACCCTGGCTGGATACCATGACAACATATTCACAAGCCCGCTGGTCAACGGGGCGGAGCTGCCGAAGTATGGACGGCGATATTGGGAGGGGGTTCTCTATTCAGGGATTTATCCCGCCACAGCCATTTATAACCATGAGTTTGAATCAAGCCCCACATATGACGGGTATTGCTACATCATGACCCACCGTTACAGCCCGGATGGAGAAGACCGGATTTATCCATGGGATGACTTCATGCCGGGTGATCAGGTGACCTTGAGCTGGGACGGGGGGGCTTGCAACTTGACAGTCAAGTATCGCCTGGTGTCTGGCCCTGACGGGATTGATAATTTTTACACGGACGAGATTCTCATGTTTGAGCAGCGGGCATGGCCGGTGCAGCCACCCAATTATGCCACGATGACGGTGACGGAATATGTGGCGGAGGATCGTCTTTATGTGGGGCCATATGCCGCGTCCAAGTCTGGCCAGGCCGTTGACCGCATCTCCGTTGATCTGGTTCACCCCGGCGGCCTTTATTACGCAGAGGACGATGGCTCTCAAGGCTTTTTGAACGTTACGTACCAGGTTGACATCCAGGCACTGTCCGCCACCGGTTCGCCGGTTGGAGGGTGGTCTGTTCTGGGCACCATCTCCTATGAAGAGCGCACCATTTCGCCGCTTCGGCGCACTCATCACTTCAACGTCGCCGCCGGATACTACCAGGTGCGCATGTCCCGACCCATCGAGACCGCAAACAATCGGAAAATAGACCGCGTGCAATGGGTGGGGCTGAAAGGACGATTGCCCGCCAAGATGACCTACAGCAAGGTGACGACCCTGGCCATGCGGATCAAGGCCGGGACGTACCTGTCCAGCTCGGCCCTGTCCGATATCATGGTGCAGGCCACGCGCAAGCTGCCGACCTATAACGGCAGCGCCTGGACGGCTCCGGTGGCCACACGCTCCATCGCCTGGGCCATGGGGGACCTGTGCCGGAATGACGACTGGTCCATCGGCCTTTCCGATGACCAGGCGGACGCAGCCACAATGACGGCCTACGACGCCACCTGGGCCGCCCGTGGCGATACATGCGACGGGATTCTGCGGACCGCCACCACCTTCTGGGGAGCCCTGGAGCAGATCGCCCGCACGGGCCGGGCCATACCCCAGGTGCCCGGCGGGATCGTGACCGTGATGCGGGACCAACCCCAGAGCGTGGTGCGGGCCGTTTTTACGGTGCGCAACATCAAGCGCGGCAGCTTTTCCATGGATGACGTGCAGTTCACCGACGACACACCGGATGACCTGCTGACCAAGTATATCGACGCCGAGACCGGCGAACAGGCCGAGCCCGTGCTCTGCTCCCTCCCCGATTCTGACGGCGAGTCTCCTGTGGATTTTTCCCTCTGGGGCGTGGGCAACCAGGCCCAGGCGCTCCGCGAGGGCCTGTATGAGGCGGCGTGCAACCAGTACCGCCGCCGGTTCGTCTCCTTCACCGCCGTCAACTACGCGGGCCGCGTGCTGCGGCGCGGTCACCTGATCTCCGTCTCCCACCCTCTGCCCGATTGGGGCGTGAGCGGGGACGTGATGGCAGTGGATGGCCGGACCTTGAAGCTGTCCGAGCCCGTGACCTTCGCCGAGACCGGCGACCATTTTATCTCCCTGGTTAAGGGCAACGGCACCCCGGACGGCCCGTACCGGGTGACGGCGGGGGCGGATGAGTTCCACGTGACCCTGGCCGACGCCGATCCGCCGGAGTGGATCTCCACCGACGGCAACAAGAACCGCACCGCATACCAGTTCGGCCCCGATGACAACTACGGCACCCACTGCATCGTGGTCTCCGCCACCCCCAGAGGCACCAAAGGCGAGGTGGCCATCGTGGCCATGGAAGATGATGCGAGAGTTTATACAGCGGACGGAGGGGCGTGATGGCAGAGCAAAAGTGGCCCACACACGTGTTCGGGTATCCGCAGCGCACAGGCTACGGATACAAGGACCAGGAGAACAAGGACCGCACCGACGTGGAGGCGGGGCCCGCCCAGGTGCGGCGACGGTTCAGCACTGTCCCCAGTACCTTTCCCGTGACCTTTGTCTGGCCCGGTGCCACACTGGCCGTATTTGATGCCTGGTACCGCCACAAGCTCTTAGACGGCGAAGCCTGGTTCGATGGCCCTTTGATCACCGGGGAGGGCATCACCGAACATACCATCCGGTTTAAAGGCGGCTACGAGGCCAAAGCCGACCCGGCCCGCCCTGGCCGATGGATCGTCTCCGCCGAATGGGAGACCGAGCAACGCGCCGGTCTCACCGAAGCAGAACTCGATGACCTAATAGCTACATATGATTATGACGCTGTGACCGCATCGGTCGAATTTGAAGAGATCACCGATGCCGTGAACAACGATTTGGACGACGCACTATCAATTTTTTAGCCCTGGAGGCAAGACATGAAACATATGCGACGAATCATCCAACTGATCCTTTGTGTGGGCCTTCTCTGGGGCGGCATGGCTTCAGCGGGCGACCTGCGCCAGTCCATCGATGACGTGAAGGCCACCGCCGCCATCATGAAGGCGATGCGGGAAAACGATGAAAACACCACCATCGACGTCGGAGGCAAGACCTACAAGTCCCTGGCCGGAAGCCTGAAAGAAGTGGACGACAGCAAGGCCGCAGCTCTTTCAAATATCGATTCGTCTGAATCCTCGGCCCTTTCCGATATCAGCACGTCTAAATCCGCCGCCATTGCCGACATCGATGGCGTCGTCAACCAGGCCCACGCCGATGCCACCGCCATCGTCACCCAGGCCCAGACCGACACGGCCAATGCTCTCCATACCCTGCGGGCATTTACGCCTCGCGGTGCCTGGAGCACACCCACAGCTTACGCGGCCAAGGATATTTATTCCGATTCAGGCATCACCTATCTGGTCTTGAATGCCCACACCTCCACCACTGTGGCCGCAGATCTGGCAGCAGGGCATGTGGCGGTGTACCAGGGGGATGAACGGTTGGTGCCGGAGGTGGCGAGTTTGATCAAGGGGATCAGGTATCCCTCCACGTCGCCTGCCATTGCGGACCACGGGGCGGCATCCGGTGCCGATTACGATGCGGGCAACCTCAAACAAGTCGTTGACCAGGCTGGCGGGCTTCCCTCATCCATCGGAATCCCCGGAGACATCACGATCACCACCAGCATGGAGATCCCTGCGAACAAGCTGCTGGACCTGCGGTCTGGTGCCACCATAACCATTGATGGGTGTGTGTTGACCATTAACGGTGGCATCACATCTGCCATCCGGGATGATATTTTTGCGTTTCAGAATGGCGGGGCGGTGGCAGGTGATTACCATTTTATTGATCAACCCACAGTGCCGACGATTGCGGTTCTGCGGAAGATGCAGGGGACGGACAGGCAGAATGTACAGGTGGCCGGATACCACGAACCGGGAGATGGCGGCGGTGGCCCCCCAAGAATCTGGAAAGAAGGCGGTGCTCCAGGTACGTATATTGATAACGTTGGATCGATTATTGTGCCGACGGGTGGCGACGGTTCTGCGGCTTGGGTAATGGAACACAATGGGCCTCTTATGCCAAGATGGTTTGGGGCGAAAGGTGATGGGGTTACCGATGACACTGCCGCGTTCAAAATCACGGTTGACACTTTAGAAAAGGTTTCCGTGGGCGCTGGAGTCTACGTTGTTAAGAACTTAATAACACCTGCGGGTACGGATATTTCTGGGGCCGGGCGAGAGAAAACTGTTTTACTCTCGCCAGATGGTTCTCGCATTTTATCTCAAGGCTCGTCGGCTGGAGCATGGGGGACAGGCGGGTCTCTAACTTTGGCTGACATGTCATTTAAAGGGCCAGCCAATTGGGCCTCTTTGCCATCTACAGACAACACAGCCCTTGTGGAATTATACGAGATGGCTAAGGTTAGGCTTCAGAATGTAGAGATCACTCAGTCTCCATCTATCGACCTGTACATCCAGTCCGCCGGGTACGTGCATATCTATGATTCCGTGATGACAGCCGCAAATCTGGACTGCGTTAAACTTAAAACGGAAGTTTTAGAAACAGACGCTATCACATCAACACATCTTGACAATTGCAATATATCTACGGGCCTTCGCAGTTCTGTCCACATAGATAGCGGGTATAATGTCACTGTTAAAAACAGTCAACTGGAGGATAGCGAAGCGGCGTTTTTAATCACTGGAAACAACTATCAGATAGAACTTACCGGGAACACTGTAGAGGCGACAAGGGGGGACTACGACATAGACCTAACGGGGGCCGCCATCAGTAACAGTTCTGTGCATGATAACTATTTGTTTGGCACGCCCGCCATCAGTACTTTTGGGCTACCCCCTGGCGGCGTTGGTGCTATGCCAAATTTTGCCGAATACCTAAACCACGGCGGGGGGTTAACGGAGGAGCAGTATCACGATGGTATAATCAACATTGAGTGGCTGGCCAAGAGCCGAAACGCTCAAGGTCTTGTTGACTATGACATATGTAAAACCACAACAGCTGCACACCAGGTCGTACAGGCCAACCTCGCTATGGAATTGGATTTCGGCGCATCGTGGAAGACTCGATCCAATACCGGAACATACAGCATAGGTTTAACCCGAAGCGAGGAGTTCGGCGGGACGGCTGGTCGAACTGGTTATTTTGCACAATCTTTTGATGGTAGAGGTGCCCTCAATGGCCTACCCACCGAGGCATACGCCTTGCACATCAATAGTTCAAGCGGGTCAGCTCACCAAAACGCCCTTAAATGCACGACTGTTGCAGGCGATGTTTTATGGACGGGTGGTGTCGGGTACGCATTAGACGGAACTCCGAACCCAGCACCAGCCGCCCTGTTTATCAAGCGTATTAATACAAACTCACGCAGTATCAACGCCTCCGGGTCTATAAACGCATCAGGCGCCGACTACGCGGAATACATGTATAAGTCAGATAGTTGTGGGGAGATAAAAAGCGGGGATATATGCGGCATTGATAAAGACGGCAAGCTAACAGATAAATTCTCTGAGTCAATAAGCTTTGTCGTAAAATCCACCGATCCTGCGTATGTGGGCGGTGACGTCTGGCATTTAGCAGCCGGGGCTCCTCCAGAATTAGACGGTGAGGCCATAAAGCTGGCCGAAAACCAAGAGGCTGTAAAGGCAATAGAAGACAAATATAATTCTGAAGTAGAAAGCTATAACTCTAAAGTAGCAAATCTGCGGGAAAAGGTAGACCGCATAGCTTTTTGTGGGCAAGTGCCTGTTAATATTAAAGGGGGAGTTGTTGGGGCCTATGTTATTCCAGCGGAGTACAATGGTCGAATAACAGGTGTTGTTGTTGAGCACCCAAATTTCGAGCAGTATAAACTATCTATCGGCAAAATTATCAAAATAGAAAACGGAGTGGTGACTGTCATAGTTAAAATCCTTTAATTAATCATATTAAACCACCAGCTCTGCTGGTGCGATCCTAATAGGCTTTGCCGGTCAGGCGAGATAAACTTCCTTCCCGAGGGCCCCGAAGGGGCAGGTCGGGAAGGAAGTTAGTAT